TAAAACTCGCACAAAAGGAGAACACAAAGGTTCACGGGCTTGCAGCCACCGGAAATGAGGCAACCAAACTGCCGTTTTATTCTGTTGATTCAACTTCATGGATAGGTGGTAAATTTGGTCATTTATGTTCTTTTAAAAACGGAACCATATATCAACAACACCCCTCAGGAAAACGTGCGTGCCTTCCTCATTATGAATTGGATCGGCAGGGGTTGTTAGCATATATCCAATATCAAAAATACTTAAGGAGATGCAGATTATGAAGATCTACTCAAAACATGAGATAAGCGCAAGCCATGTTCTTGACTTACCTTATGAATCCAAATGCAGAAATCTCCATGGACACAATTATATAATAGAGCTTTGGATCGAAGGCGAACCGGACAAAGACGGCATGCTTCTGGATTTTTCCATTATAAAACATCACATCAAGGCATACGATCACAAGAACCTGAATGACATAATGGCAGATAATCCAACAGCGGAGAACATCGCACGAGAGATGCGTGACTACCTATATACAAAAACGGGCACAAACATACATACCATAACCGTTCGTGTCTGGGAAGATTCAACAAGCTATGCGGAGGCCTGACATGAGGCTTTCAGAGATATTCACTAGCATACAAGGCGAGGGTGCAAAGACGGGAACACCGGCGCTTTTCATACGTTTGTTTGGCTGCAATTTGAACTGTCCGTTTTGTGATACGAAATATGCAAAGGACTCCTCACGGTCATATACGTTGTCTCCTTCGCAACTCACAAAAATACTGCATGAGGGCGACCTGCAAACTATTATCTGGACTGGCGGCGAACCCATGCTGCAAATACGGGAAATAGACACGGTCTTGCACAATACGCCGGAATTGACACATCATCTCGAGACAAACGGCACGATCTACGATGAACGGATAACCTCTTTCGATTGGATAACAGTTTCACCGAAACGCAAGTTTGACCGAAGAATACCATACGATGAACTGAAGTTGGTCGATGGGTTCTTTGACACAACATTGCTCGATACAGAGGACAGAAGCAAAATATGGTTACAACCATGCACAACAGCGACAGATATAAATATAAACACCTACAAACAAGTATGGGAACGATGCATAGACCTCGGAGTTAATTTCTCTCCGCGCCTGCATATCCTTATGGGGATGAAATAAATGAAAAAGATTTGTTTACTAAGTGGCGGATTGGATTCTTTATTAATATATCATCAAAAGAAAGATATAATATCTGAGTATGTGTACATTGACTACGGACAAGTATTCAAGGAACAAGAACTATCCATATTAAATGCATTACCATTAACATACCACACCATACATTTAACAGACCTCAAAAAAGATGATCGAAACTTCTTTTTTGGACGAAATATGCGTTTTATGATAGCAGTACGGGAACAATATATAGGCGAAAATATTTTAGTATACTTCGGCAACAATGCCGATGACAACTTTACAGACAATTCAAGAGAGTATCTATATAGGTTGGAAGAACTTATAAATGACAGTTATCCCAATACTTTGCGGATCATCTGCCCACTAGAACATATGACTAAGGAAGAGATACACACCGAACTTAAACGCATAGCACCGAATACTGCTTTTTACTTTTGTGATTCTGGAAATGATACCCCTTGTAGAACATGCCATTCATGTCAGGCGATGATAGATGCAGGGTTGTTGTAAAGGTGAAACAATAATGAATACTAACACCATGAGAACAGAAGAACTTATACGAACGTGCATGAAAAAACTCGAAGATGATTTCGGAACATTGTTTACTGAAGAGGAATTTGAGAACACACCCCGAAGGATATTCAATGTTTTCAAAGAATTCTCGGAAAACCAGAAGTTCGAGTTCACCACGTTTGCAAACGAAGATAATTACAATCAAATGGTTGCTTTGAAAGTAGACAAGTTTTACTCCCTCTGTTCACACCACTTGCTTCCATTTTTCGGGTGTGCCTATATTGGCTACATACCGCAAGACCGGGTATGTGGTATTTCGAAATTGGATCGCATGATAAAGAAATATGCCTCACGACCACAGATACAGGAACGATTGACAGAACAGATAAAAAATGAACTGACATCAAAACTCGGAACAAACGATGTAATGGTCGTGCTAAAGGCAAAACATCTCTGCATGGAAATGAGGGGTACAAAAGCAACAAATCCACTTATGATAACATCCGCCATTTCCGGTGCGTTTTGGAAGCCGGAAGTGCGGACGGAATTTTATAAATTGACAGAATAGGAGGCATACGATGGGACGGAAAAAGTTTGAACTGGATTATGAGCTTGTCGAACGGCTCGCTTCCATTCATTGCACGCAGGAAGAGATAGCAATGGTGTTAGGTGTTTCACGGCCGCTTATCGCAAAGAGGAAAAAGACGGACAAGAAGTTCAACGAGGCATATAACAGAGGGCGACAAAAAGGAAAGACAAGCCTTAGAAAAGCTCTTTATGAAAGCGCAATAAAAAGGAACAACACCACAGCCATCATATTCCTTGCAAAGAACTGGCTGGGCATGAGCGACAAGGCGGAAATACGACATGATGTGGAACATTCGGGAGAAGTGCACTTGTATCTTCCCGACAACAAACGCCTTGAAACCGATGACGAATGAACTTTGCCCCACAAGCCGGACCGCAGACTGACTTCCTATCAAGCACCGCAGACATAGCCATCTACGGCGGTGCGGCAGGCGGGGGGAAGACGTTTGCATTGCTTTTGGAACCACTGAGGTATATCAAGCAGATAAAGGGATTCGGTGCAGTGATCTTTAGAAGAACAGTCCCGATGATCAGAAGCGAAGGCGGCATGTGGAGTGAATCCGAAAAGATATACCCCCATTTCGCAGGACGGCCGTTTCAGTCCATTCTCGAATGGAGGTTCTGGAATAACCACGGAAGCATAAACAAGATAAAATTCTCCCACATGGAACATGAAAAGGACAGGTACGACTGGCAGGGTTCTCAGATACCGCTTATTTGTTTCGATGAGCTGACACAGTTCGAGGAAAGCCAATTCTGGTACATGCTAAGCAGAAACAGGACAAAGTGCGGAGTAAAGCCGTATATACGGGCAACGACAAACCCCGATCCCGACTCTTTCGTGCGAACCCTCATTGATTGGTGGCTTGACGAGAAAGGCCTTCCGATAAAAAAGAGAAGCGGAAAAATAAGGTATTTCATCAGGCTTGACAACACCCTTTATTTTGCAGATGACAAATGGGAACTCATAGAACAGTATGGTACGGACATGGTTCCGAAAAGCCTTACGTTCATTCCTGCCGATCTTTCAGACAATCCTATTCTATTAAAGAAAGATCCAAGCTATGTTGCAAACTTAAAGGCACTTCCAGAACACGAGAAACAAAAGCTTCTTCATGGAAACTGGAACGCACGACCAAGCGCAGGACAGTTCTTTAAACGTGAATGGTTCGACTTCTTTGACACAAAAGAAAAAACAAAATTGACATTCATACGATACTGGGACAAGGCGGCGACAGAACCGACCGCAGACTATCCAGACCCAGACTGGACGGTAGGCATACTTCTCGCACGGGATCCCGACGGGATTTATTATGTGTTCGACATGATACGGTTTCGTGGGACGCCTGCAAAAGTGGAAAAGACTATCTTAAAGACCGCGCAAATGGACGGAATGGAAACCCACATAATGATAGAGGAAGAAGGCGGCAGTTCCGGAAAAGAAACTTCTGCACGATACGCAAACCTTCTTGCAGGATATACCTTCAAACCCCACAGGCCGACAGGGGACAAGATAACACGGGCTGAAGCGGTATCGAGCGCAGCTGAGAACAATTTGATAAAAATAAAGAAAGCAGACTGGAACGCTTCTTTTTTAAACGAGCTTGAAAGCTTTCCGGAAGGAAAACATGATGATATAATAGACGCATTAAGCGGAGCATTCAATAATCTGACTCACTCACGGAGGGTTGTGATTGGCGGCTACTGACAGAAAATATGTATTGATACATCTCCCCATAGAAGTTGTGGAATGGTACGAACAGCAATATAAAAACAAGCGAACTCCCGGATGCACGACACGGCAGGACATAATGAGTTATGTGTTAGAGGAAGTGTTCAGGAAATATGAGTTTATCCTAGACGCACGAAAGATACCACGCTAATATTTATATAAATCTCGAAAACCTTTATAAGCAGGTAAAACATATATTTAGGCAACCCTAACGTAGAGGTCTGCCATGAGTTTCATTTCACATATTCTAAATTCCATAAAAGCATACAATCCGGGCAAATGGGACAACGCAACAAGCGATGAAATAGATTCTCTCCAGATAGGAAAGGACACGAAGAAATCATTATATCCTGCAAAGATCCTTCAATCAGACAGGGACATGCTTTACAACAGATTGGGCATGGTGAAAAAATATATCCAAAAAGTATCAAAAGACCTTCTTGGAAACTGGCACACTCTTGAAACAAACAACGAAACGATCCGAAAGATATTAGAGGAATTCGTTGTAAACAAGCATCTCGTTTACAAGCTCACACAAGCCCACCAGCTCGCAATGAAGGACGGATACAGCCTTATCTATCTGGGGTTCAATGATACCCAGAACATTGAATCCCCGGTCAATTACAC